ACCAGAAATACCGGGTTACACTTACCGGTCACCTAGGCAAACAAATGCACGGGATCTGACCCCCCATCCACTTGAAGACGCCGCTGCTTCCCAAGAAGCTGATCTTGAGCGTATTCGGCGTGGGTTACGTGCTGACGCAGGGCGGGAATATAACCGTAGGTTGCAACAAGAAGCTGGCGGTAGAGCGGCATTGCGTACCGGCACTAGGGCGGGGCTAGCAGGGCTAGCTTATGAAGGTGGAAGAGCCGCTGGTCGGGCTTTGGATGAAGAGTATCCTGAGCTTGGCAAAAAGATTGTTGATAAGACTGTAGGTCCAGCAATTGACAAAGCGGTTGAGATGTCCCGCGATAAAGTTGAACTTTCCAAGGACGCTAAACGCCGACTTGGTGAAGAGGAAGAAACTCCAAAAAGCAGAAATCGTGCTGTAGAAGAATTTTCTCGCGCCTTTGAAGACTATCGTTCCGGTAAAGGTATGAAAAAAGGTGGTAAAGTTTCTTCAGCATCCTCTCGTGGAGATGGATGCGCCCAACGTGGTAAAACTAAAGGGCGGTATTTGTGATGTTCACTGAAGAACAACAAGAAGCCGGGAAACAATTTTTAGACGGTGTTTCAATTTTTACCGTGGTTGGATCTTTGCTTGAAATGTTACCCGCCGTCTCCGCTGTTTTGAGTATTGTGTGGGTCAGCATCCGCATTTGGGAAACCAAAACGGTACAACGCATCGTCCAAAAGAAGAAAACAAATGCCATCGACGAGTAAGAAACAGCACAATTTCATGGAGGCTGTAGCCCACAGCCCCGCCTTTGCAAAGAAGGTTGGCGTTCCTCAGTCCGTGTGCAAGGACTTTTCTGCGGCTGATAAAGGCCGTAAATTTTCTAAAGGTGGTGAAATGGCTAAAACCAAAAAGATGGCTATGGGCGGTATGAGTGGCAGAATGGAAATGTCACCCAAAGTCGCCGCAGCCCAACGCGCAGATGCAATGGGTCAGCTTAAAGGAGCGATCGGCGCTCCCGGTGGAACCGCTGGTGGGACTATGGGAAACGCCCTTGCTGCGCTTAGAGGAATGAAGAAAGGCGGTTCGGTTAAACAATCGTCCGGTTCCGCCTCTAGCCGCGCCGACGGGGTTGCCAAGAAAGGCAAAACCGAAGGCAAACAAGTTAAGATGAACAAGGGCGGCTACGCCTGCTAAGGAAAAATCATGGCTGAAGCTGCAATCTACACCGCCAAAATGGGTCAACCTCCAGTGCCGGATGAGGGCCCAACGACGCCGCCTAAGCCCAAAAAACGGGAAGGCCAAGCCGATATTTACACCGCTAGTATGGGTCAACCTCCAGTGCCAGATGAAGGTCCGACGAAGAACACCCGAAAGGTCAAGAAAATGGCGATGGGTGGATCGGCTTCATCCCGTGCTGATGGCTGCGCTGCTAGGGGTAAAACCAAAGGCCGCTTTGTATGATGGCTAGTCGCGGTATGGGGGACATTAACCCCAGTAAAATGCCGGGAAAAAAGGTTATCAAACGAAAAGATAACCCGGATGACGTTGCCATGTACGCTAAAGGCGGCGGGGTGAATGCTGCTGGCAATTACACAAAACCCAGTCTTCGTAAGCGGATTGTGTCTCAAGTAAAAGCTGCGGCAACACAAGGTACGGGCGCTGGGCAATGGTCAGCCCGTAAAGCCCAGCTTGTTGCTAAAAGGTACAAAGCCGCAGGTGGCGGGTACAGAGATTGAAGCCCCCGCAGCAATCTCTTAAAGACTGGGGCGACCAGAAGTGGCGCACCAAGAGCGGTAAGCCCTCTAGCAAAACTGGAGAGCGGTATCTGCCAGAGGCTGCAATCAACAGCCTTAGTTCTTCTGAGTATGCTGCGACGACCAAAGCTAAACGCGAAGGCAAGAAAGCTGGTAAGCAGTTTGTAGCACAACCTAAAACGATTGCAAAAAAGACTGCTAGGTTTAGATAATGACTACTTCAGGGATCGCCGCGTTTAATTTAGACCTTAACGATATCGTTGAGGAAGCATTTGAACGCGCCGGTTCAGAACTTCGTACTGGCTACGATCTTCGTACTGCTAGGCGCAGCCTTAATCTTTTGTTCGCTGATTGGGCTAATCGTGGCATCAATATGTGGACGTTTGAGCAAGGCGTTATTCCGCTTGTTCAAGGGCAACCGACGTACGCGCTACCCGACGATACAGTTGATTTGCTTGAGCACGTGGTCCGCACCAACGCCAACAATGCGTCTAACCAAGCGGACCTAACAATTACTCGGATTAGCGTTTCCACCTACGCTACGCTACCAAATAAATTAGCCCAAGGGCGTCCAATCCAAGTTTGGATTCAACGTTTGACGGCGGCAAGTTCTGTCCTTACTGGTACGTTAGCTGCAACAATAACTTCCACAGATACGTCTATTCCCATTTCGTCTTTGGTCGGCGTACCCAATGCTGGGTTTATTACGATTGGGTCTGAGTTGATCGCCTACAATGAATTTAGCGTAGCAGCGGGCGCTACCCCAGCCTACTTACTAAACTGCTGTCGTGGGCAAGATGGAACTACAGCGGCAACACATACGTCTGGCGCAGCTATTACGCTAAACCAAAAACAAAGTGTTACGGTGTGGCCTACACCAGATGGGTCTACTCCCTACCAATTTGTTTATTGGCGTTTGCGGAGGATCCAAGACGCTACTGGCGGTGTTAAGACTTTTGACGTTCCTTTTAGGTTTCTTCCTTGTTTAGCCGCAGGGTTGGCGTACTATTTAGCGCTCAAAATTCCTGAGGGTGTACAGCGTTTACCTACGCTTAAGCAGCAATACGATGAGGCTTGGGAGTTGGCGGCGCAGGAAGATCACGATAAAGCGGCTGTACGGTTTGTTCCCCGGCAGATGTTTATTGGGAGCAGAATCTAGTGGGTAATCGGTTTGCTTCTGGCAAAAATGCCATTTCGGAGTGCGACCGGTGCGGATTTAGGTTCAAACTGACGCGGCTTCGCAAAGAAGTTATTAAGACTAAGACGTATAATCTACTCGTCTGTCCAAATTGTTGGGATCCAGATCAGCCGCAGTTACAGCTTGGTATGTACCCTGTGGATGATCCACAAGGGCTTCGTGATCCTAGAAGGGATAATAGCTATCAAGTTTCTGGGCTTTTAGCTGATGGGTATGCAGGCGGCGGAAGTCGCGTTTTTCAGTGGGGTTGGAACCCTGTTGGCGGCGCTAGAGATAATGACGCAGGACTAACGCCAAACAACTTGGCTTTGGTGGTTTCATTGGGTACAGTCACTGTAGTGACTACATAGGAGTTATCGTGGCAAAATCAGATTTAAGTCAAGACAAGGCTATGATCAAAAAAGCCTTTAAGCAGCATGACGCGCAAGAGCACAAGGGCGGTAAAGGTACGACGCTTAAGCTCAAAAAAGGCGGTCCAACTACGGATGACCGTATGCGCCTTGGTCGCAATATGTCCCGCGCTAAGAACCAAGGGGATTAAAATGGCTAAGTTCAGCATGAAAAAAATGGGTAAAGAGGTTGGCTCTGGCGAAGTTTATGCGCCTCCGCATACTATGGACGGCAAAGCCGGGGTTGATCTTGGCAACAACGGTTACGGCCCTAACCCAAAACGCGCTTTGGTTGAAGACCTCGCGGTGAGCGTTGGACCTTTCCGCAGTGATCCATACCCAGAAGTTAAAACAACCGGCATCAAAACTCGCGGTAATGGGTGCGCAACCAAGGGCGTGATGGCTCGGGGGCCAATGGCGTGAACTACACCGCTCTTTCGGCTGCTATCCAAGATTACACGGAGAACTTTGAGTCCTCCTTTGTAGCGAGCATTCCTACGTTTGTTAAGCAGGCGGAACAGCGCATTTACAACACTATCCAATTCCCGTCACTGCGTAAGAATGTGACTGGCGTGACGGCGGCGGGGAACAAATACCTGTCTTGCCCCTCGGACTTTTTGTCGGTCTACTCTATGGCGGTGTACGCCACGGGCGGCGACTATTCGTACTTACTGAACAAGGATGTAAACTTCATTCGTGAAGCGTACCCGCAGCCTACGGACACCGCTACGCCAAAGTACTACGCGCTGTTTGGCCCACAGAGTGCCGCCCTTACTGAGTTGACGTTCATCCTTGGCCCAACGCCAGATGCCATCTATAACGTAGAGCTGCATTATTTCTACTACCCAGATTCAATTGTTACCTCTGTGACAAACCCCACGGGTGTGAGTTGGCTTGGGGATAATTTTGATACGGTGCTGCTGTACGGTTCGCTAATAGAAGCGTATACGTACATGAAAGGCGAAGCGGATATGGTCGCTTTGTACACTACCCGATATCAAGAAGCCCTTGCTCTTGCTAAGCGTCTGGGTGACGGCCTTGAGCGCTCTGACGCATACCGTTCTGGTCAATATAGACAGCCGGTGACCTGATGGCATTTACAGGCAATTGGACAACCAACACGTTTAAGACTGGGCTACCTAGCGGTACGTTCAACTTCAACAC